AAGTGCGGGTTGAGTTGACTGTGCATTAAGATAGTCTGCCTCATCAAGGATTACAACCTTGTAACCGCCAGAAAGGGAGACGGATGAGGCAAACTGTTTAATCTTTCCACGAAGGGTATCAATGTTACCCTCCTCAGAACCGTTGATGACAATATAGTCAATGTTCAGTTCGTCACAGATTGCACGTGCAATCGTGGTTTTACCAGTACCCGCAGTACCAGTAAACATCATGTTAGGAATTTCCCCAGTGTCCACAATCTTTTGAAATGTGTCTTTGAGGTTTTGATTCAGAACCGTAGTTCCGATTAGTCGGGGTCTATACTTCTCGACCCATAAGAATTCTTTAGACATGTCGTCTCCATAATAAAATAAGTGTTTCTAATAATGTACATTGTACACTATATGAAACAAATTGTCAAGAAAATTCGGGGGTGGAAAGGAAAGGAACTCTCACACCCCCACGTCACTAGAGTCGCAACGTTTTTATTCAGAATCGACGCCTTGGTCAGATTGATACTCTTCGCAGAGTTGAATAATCTGAACTGCTTGGTCACGCAGTTGTCCAATAGTGGACAGTTCCTCACCTTTAAATCCACCTCGTTGGACTACAGTATCAATTACTGCAACCGTTGAACGAGACACTCGGTTTCCGAGTTCGTAGATTGAAGAGTGGTCTTTTTGTGTTTGTGCTTTAGCCATCTTTATGCTCCGTAATTAGATGATTTTTCAAGTGCAATAAAGTATTCAATCGTAGATTGTTTACTCGTGAACTGAGAAATAAGTTTCGAACTGATACCTACTTCAAAGTCTTCGTTGACAACTTTTATGTTACCAACATTCATGATGAAGTTAAAATCAACTCCTTCAGGGTATGTACCCTCTACGTCAATAGAGAATGCGTTACTCGTTGCGTCCTTACTGTCAATGACAGATAGTCGAACCGCACCAGTCACGGGTGTGATGGAAATTTCATCATGACCCAAGGCAGCTGCAGCACGTTTTACTTTACCCAACGTATCAGTATCTAGGGTAAACTTAACTTCTGCTTCTGGCATAGTAATGTTCTTGCCAGGCGATGTTAACATCTCAGGGTCAGAGAAGAAATACTTCACCGAAGAACGACCAGTCGAATCACCCACAACAACATAGTCCTTTTCGAACTTGAGACGGGGCGAATCCACCAATGACAGTACATTCAAGAATTCTGTCAGGTCGTAGATACCAAACGATGTTGGGAACGATTCGTTGAGTTCAGCAGTTGATAGTACATTACGTGCAACTGAAATAGTCTTCAGTGTGTTACCTTCCGTGATAACGATGTTGGGGTTAATAGTAGAGTAGTTCTTGAGAACACTCATTGTAGCTTGGGATAATTCCATAATATATTCCTCTCGGTTTCTAATTTATAAAGTGTATGATACCATACGTTTCAGTTAAAGTCAAGTCTTTATTTTACTAAAGTTCTTTTCTTTTACGAACTCAATTTTACGATGGAAATGTGCATCTTCGAGTTCACTCTTGTGAGAGATAACAAACACGTTGGTATCCTCACCCAGTGTTGATATAATCTTCATGAGGTTTTCAATACCCTCTTCGTCCAGAGATGAATCAAAAGTTTCATCAAGGACTAGTAGATTGGTCGCAACACTGTTCTTCATCTTTGCAATCTGTCTCCACGTAAATAGTAAGGACAAGTCAATCCGTTGTTTCTCACCCTCAGAGAATGAGTCATACGAAAAGTTATCACGATGTCTTGAACGAATAGTCTCAACGAAACTTTCATCCAAATCAAAGTGTACAAAGAAGTCTAGAATCTGTAGGTACTTGTTAGTCAACTGATTGATGACAGGTAAGTACTGTTTAATAATCTTGGTCTTAATACCAGTGTCTTTTAACAACTCTGCATACACTTGATTGTATGAGTGTTGTTCATTGAGTTTATACTTACCATCTTGTAGTTCTTCTTTACTGGTACGCAGTTTCTCTAACTCAGCATTAGCCTCAGATAGGTCACCAGACTCATTATCAATACGAGACATCTCATCATTGAGTGTGTCAATGTTACGATTGATTGTTGCAATCTCTTGACTGTTTGCATTGACTTGACTCTGCCATTCATAGATTGCATCACTCTGTTCTCTGAGTTCGTAAATCAGAGCATCTAGTTTTGACTTGTCGTTCTCATACATCTCCAAAGCAGTACCGATAGTACCAGCTTTAGTTTTACACATACCTAAGTGATACTGTTTTAATGTATTGTCAATATCTTGGTCACATGTCGGACACTTATCATTGGTCTCAAAAAACTTTGCCTGTTTGACCACATCCTTCTGCTTCGCCTTGAACCCAGCACCAAACTCATCTAGTTTCTGTAACTTATCGATTGCGGTTTTAGTCTGTGTCTTAATATCAGGAGATTTTGACGTAATGTCTTCGGTGAGTTTGTTGTTCTTATCATTAAGAATTCGAATGTTTTCCTGCAAGGACTTGATATTCGACAACTTCTCCTTCTTCTGATATGTAGTAATCTCACTCAAGTCACGTAGATACTTCTTCTGTGCATTAATCTTAGTCTCAACGATATTCAAGTGATGACTATTATCGGTCATCTGGTTTTTTAGAATAGACATTCGCTCTTTCAATAGTCCGTTCATCTTGGAGAACATGTTGATGTCAAGTAGGTCTTCAATAACCTCACGTCTAGAACCACCAGTCAATTGCATGAAAGGTACAAAAGAACTAGACCCTAACACCACAATTTGGTGGAATGATTTGTGAGATAACATAAGAATATTCTTCTCAAGCATAGACTGATATTCTTTTGCGTGAGAGTCTTGGTTGACCATATTACCGTCAACCCAGATTTCAAACTTGTTGGGCTTGATGCCACGGATAACCTTGTACTGTTTTTTACCGACCGAGAACTCAACCTCGACCAGCGTACCCTTACCGTTGATTGTATTGATTAGTTGGTTTTTAGATATCTTTCGATGAGGTTTGCCAAATAGACCAAATGACAAAGCATCCAACATGGTGGACTTACCTGCACCATTATGTCCTACCACTAATGTAGTCGGAGTCTTATCGAAACTGATATCCGTAAAATTGTTTCCTGTTGACAGGAAGTTCTTAAATCTAAGTTTTTGGAAATTTATCATGGTGTAATAATATCACATTCATCAATTAAAGTCAAGCTGTTTTGTTTCCCATTCTCGTACAACATTTTTATTGTACACTTTACTAAATACATTGAAAGGTATATGTTCATATCCATTTACCCTTTCTAACATAGTCCCGTGGTAGTCCATATTACATGCCACATAGATTATACCGTCATGCATTCTACTGTCAGTTGATGTACAGATATAATCTGCATCAATCATCTTCATGGTTCGGGACACAAACCAAGAAGTAATATTGTATTCTTTACTGTTTACTGCAAGTCTGGATATCTCATAGAACTTAGTGTAGTCGGAATAGTCACACCCGTAATACCAACGTAATGCGTTATTGCCATTGAAGATGGGACAATACGAGGTGTATTGAATTGCACCGACTAGAATATCTTTATCGTAAAGACCGTAGTATTTGTATTCACGAACTCTCTCATCATGTTCATCGTATATTTTACCCAGATAATGATGACGAACTATTATTGATTTAGCATCATCATATCCAATCTCATCTACAGTAAAGTCACTCTTCAAGACCACACCAGTTACACGGACTACCTGATTCGACACCTAATAAGGTATCCTCAACCAGACAATAGTGTTCCCAGAAAGTTGGTTTCTTCTTACGAAAGATGTTGTCATAGTTATCACGGTACTCTTCTGACGTACCCTTGGTAACTATACTATCACCAGTAATATCATTCTTTGTTGCCATTATACAATCTCCATAGATTGGGCCTCGTTCATCAAGTGAGAGAGTTCTTTCTTGATACGTCCTTTATCTAGGTCGGTTGTAACATTGTCAACGTAATCATATACAAGTGTTTCGGTATCGTCAACATTTATGTTATCGTCCCCTACATTCTCACCAGTGAACTCTTTGAAGTCTTCCGCAATCTTCAACTCATGAATCTTCTGTGATTGTACACGGTCAATGAATCGTTCAAAATCATATGGGTCACCCTTGTTGATAACGATGACCTTTACGAACTTGTTATCAAGATAAGCGAGGTCTTTGAACTTATTCATGTTCTCATGGTCATAGTAAATCTTTTCGTAGATACGAATAGGATTGCGAACCGCAGTAAGTTCTCGTGTCTCGGTATCAAAGACGTGAAAGTGTTTGGGGTCATCACAATCATTCCAGAAGAACTCCATCTGCGAACCAAGATAATGAATGTTGTCCATACTAGACTTGGCGTGGAAGTGACCAGTCAGAACCATATCGAACCTGTCGAAATGCGACTTACTCATACCATCCATACACACTTGACCACGGGCCATTTCGAATCCTTGTAACTCTAAGTGTGCGCCCACAAGTGTTGCTTTTGTTGTCTTTAGAAACTCAAGCGTTGCTTTTTCATTCTCTGGATTAATCCAAGGAATCAATGCAATCTCTGTACCGCCATAGTTCATCACTGTTGGTTCCATAATAAGATTCACTTCATTCATATAGTGACCTTGGAGTTCTTTCAGTGCGTTCAACTCATTGGTGTTCTTATAGTATACGTCATGATTGCCTGGAATGATGTCCATCGTGATACCATGTTCACGCATAGGTTCTAAGAACATCTTACGATTGTGTTGTAGTGCCTTGAAGTTGATTGTCTTACGGTTATCGTAGTAATCACCAAGGTGTAAAATTTGTTTAATATCGTTCTCAATCAAGTATGGAAAAAACACTTCTGCATAGAAACGTTCTTGATAATCCATAAAGATATCAGATGAATTTCGACAACCTGCATGGGTATCGTTTAATATAGCTATTTTCAAAGTTGTGTACCTTTACTTATTCATTTGCACATCATACCATCCTTGGCATAAAATGTCAAGTGTCTATGAAGTCACCCAAGTCAGAGTCTACCTTTACAGTTCTTCTCTTGCGTTCCTTCTTAACGATTTCTTTCCATTCTTTATCTTTGTCTTTAATTTCATCAATACGAAATCTAAGTTGGTCAACGAATGCAGCAGCAACTTGATTTGATTGTGCGTCACCCAGTTCATTATCAAGGAAGTTCTCAACACCAGCCCGTTCCATGTACTTCATCTTGATATCTTGTTGTTTCTTTTCTTTCTCAATCCTACGTAAGAATGCGAACCACGAAATCTGTGTGAAGTATGCAAACGCATTAGGTTTACCTGTACGAGTTGCAGCTTCAATATTATAGTTTTCGATTGCCTTGAGACAGTTCTCTACCGCATCCATTACCATTTCTTCTCGATAGGTATATCGGACAAAGTTTGCCTTGTGTGACAGACCCTCACAGATTTTTAGAAAACATGTTGCAATATAATCAGGAACGATAGGTAACTTGTACTCATTCTTCTTTGCTTCCTGCACGGTTGTGCAATAGTCCACAACTGCCTGTGAGAACTGTGCGTTATTCACATAGTGTGGTTTATCTTTTGGTTTAATCTTTGTCATTGTAATTTTCCATTTTATATCTCAAGTTACTGCTTGATAGGTTGTGATGTCTACTATTATAGTGTATTTGGATGTAATTGTCAAGCGCATAATCCTTTCCAGTGAAATCTTTTTCTCTATATTCCTCACCAATGATACGAACATTAAAGTTAATTAACTGCATAAGCTTTAGTAAATCTTCTTCAGACTCATAAGGAATTATCTCATCCACGTATTTACAACCCGCAATTTGGAGATGTCTCTCCGCAATAGACTGTAGGGGTTTGTTCTTTTCTGGTCTATCTACAGACGGGTCAGTCTGTAATCCGACTATTAGATAGTCACACACAGTCCGTGCTTCTTTAAGCATAGCGACATGACCAGCATGAAACAGGTCAAAAGCACTACAGGTGAATCCGATTCTTTTTAAATTAGGGCTTGACAAAATTTGTTTTCCATGATATAATTAGCTTAGCGTTCGGGGAGGGTTGGATACTACTGTTCCTGCAACACAATATCGGTGACCTTTGAATGGTAATGATACTGTTTCATGTATCAAATGACTTCTAAAGATAACTAATTTCCCATGTTCAATTTCTAGTTCATAATCTAATGTTGGAAAATATAAATTAGAACACCCCTCTGGTGGGTCTATGTAATAACAAAATGACCATGTAGTTGGCCAATGGTCATGTGGTGTAGTAATTTCTCCACTAACCGACCGTGTTCCCCACATAACGTTACAGTACTGTGATTGTATATATGATTCATTCCAAACTGGTCTTTCATTTCGTGAATGATGACCCCACCACTCTAACTGTATCTCTTCAGAAGATTCTTTACAAAAGTCTTCTACGATTGTTTGTAATCTTTGAAACTCAGGATACTTTAAAAGACTTAGAGTACAATCCGCTTTCACATTAGTTGTATGATTAGTTTGGTCGCCAATAGTATCAATGCGGTTAACTATCCTCATATTCATATCTTCATCATCAATCATCTTGATACAAATATAATCATCATGTTCATTACGAAGTTTAATCATTAGTGTATTTTGGTCGGGTCTATATTAGCAAACAGATTAATAACATTACTTCCACTATCAACACCCCTCATAAACTCTTGCATACCAACCTTCCCTTTGGGTAAAGGTTTAGTTTTAAACTTTTCGGCATGTTCCCGTTCTCTAACTTCATTTAATTCATTCATGTCCTTGACAGCTTCATCATATTGTACAATTAGAGTTTCAGGTGGCCATGCGATACCAACAACAGTGTTTGTGTTGAGAACAAGAATATCTTCAGAACTTTCTTGATATATCATCCATGGTCGGAATGAGTAGTACTTTGTCCCATCGTCACCTTGTTGCATGACCAATCGCATTGCTTTTCTGACTACGATTTCAAGGTTTTCTTCGTCATTCCAGTGCATGATTTCACATACAATTTCTTCACCCGAAGATAACTTAAACTGTCTTAATTCTGTATCAACTTCTTTCATTTTAAATCCAATTTATATATGTTGTAGGGGAACTGTTCCTTAGTATATATCTTAATTCTTTCTGCGCTGTGTCGCAGTGTAAAGTTCTTATGAGACTTGATGTGCATATCATCCGCAATATCATATAACTTGGTCACAGAGCCATCGTCAGACTTCCTCAGACCACGCCCTATCGATTGTAACACCTTAACTTGACTCTTACTAGGGGATGCAAATACTATATTATGCAAATTCCTAATATTAATACCAGTACTGAAAGTGCCCAAACTAGCAACAATAATTGCATTCTTTTGTCCTTCTACGATACCACGTATCTGTTCACGGTCTTTTGTCTCGACTTCACCACTCACATAATACACTGGTCGGTCACCCGCTTTATCCTTAATCATATCAAATAAAGGTTTACCATGTTTCTCTACGAACTGAAACATGACCAGAGTATTACCTTTTTGGTCTAATGCAAGATTACTTATAAGTCTATTACGACTCTCATTGGTGACAATATAATCCATCTCTTCTTGATAGGTCTTGTCCTTCATCATGTGGCACACATCATTATGGTAACGCAGTAATAGGACAGATATATCTAATTTTGCCAGTGTACCCTTCTCTTGCAAGTCCTTGGTTGCGGTCACTCGTTTAGTCGGGCCAAAGAGTCCTTCTAATACGAGTTTGTTCGTCTCTGTACCATCTAGTGTACCTGTAGTACCGAAACGATACTCCGCATTGACACACTTGTTCATGATACCTGACAGAGACTTTGCTTTGAACAGGTGTACCTCGTCACCAAACACGCACCCCATAGTCTCGAACCATTCCTTCGGGAACTTATAGATTGACTGCCACGTAGAAATGATGATGGGTTTATCGGTGGTCTTATCCTTACCACTATAGATGCGATGCACATTGTCTGTGACATCATACCCATAGTCTTCAAAATCCTTGTACATCTGTTCTACCAGACTTGTTGTCGGAACAACGATAAGAACCTGTTTATCAAAGTTATCAAGATACCATCGTAGTAGATTATAGATGATAAACGACTTACCACTACCCGTAGGTGATAGAAGAATTGCACGTTTCTTTTCAATACCGTGGGTTACCGCATCATATTGATAGTCACGTAGTTCGAACGGTAGGTTGAGTTCGCTTTGGAACTTAACTAGATTCTGGTGTTGCACATGATTGAATTGTGCGGGATGACCATATGCAGTCTCCTGTAGTTGGAGAGGATACATGCGGTCAGAACAGAATTTCTTCAGATGTTCGTAGAGACCCGTATTTAATTCACGGGTAATCTGATTGAAGAGTTTGATTTTACCGTCCCACTTTCTTGATTTGAAAGCCGGCATGAACTTATGGCCTGGGACATAAAATGAGAAGTAGTCTCTCAGTTCTTGGAGTTGGTGTTGGTTACAATCAACCAACATCATCGAGTGGTCTCTTAAACCAACGGTAATAGTATTAGGTAGTGTCATGCATCTATATATGCCTTACATACCTGCTTCGAAACTTCTCCATCGAATCATGTTACCAATCGTCTGGTGTCTCCAGTTAAGATTAGATACAATTTCAGTGAGAGTTTCAACAGTTGTTTTGAGGTATTGGATTCTCATCTCAGAATCCTGAATCTCTTTATCGGAGTCGTAGTAGTACTCCTTAAAGTTTTTGGTTGTTGCATTGAGGCCATCATACGGGTCATATGCCCAACCACGAGATTCAATTTCCTCTCTAGACATCTTTCCTTCGTAGTAAAGATACTTGTCCTTGAGTAGTTCCTTCTGTTTAAACTCCGACTTCTTCAGACGAAGTTTAGTCAGTGACAGATACTCAAGATACTTTGAGTGTAACGCAGGCGTCACACGTGAGGTTTCATCAAGTTGATGTGGTGATATTTGGGAGTCTTCTTTCCACTCCGCAAGGATGCTTTCTAAGTCAATCATAATGTATTATACCATAACTAAAGGGTTAATGTCAAACTATTGTAAATTGTGAGAACCTAAATGTTGCGTCAAAGGTAACGTAGGTTGTATCACCTTGCGTTGAATTGAATTCAATAGAACCAACTCCAGTAGGCACACAATCAAAATACTTAATCTTCTGTGTTGTGTTATTGTGACTAGACAACACATGTAATGTAACGTCAGCATATGTAGGGACTTTGGTATCTCTCTCAGATGCAGACACTTGACCGTCATTAGTAATACGAACCATCCAGTCATACATCTCACGATAGGAGGTCATGTTCTCATCAAGGATGATAGAAAACGACACTTCCGAGAATGTCATCTTATCACCAGCCAAAGGTACGGAAGTAATCCTACGTACAGGTAATTCTAGTGGAGTTAACTGTGCGCCAGGATGTGACACCGATTGACAAAAATATTCCAAGTTCGGGTATCTCGTTCTGTCAATAACAACACGAAACCCCGTAGGTTGGAGATAGTTTAAATTGGTTGTCAGTTCTTCATCTAGAATCTGAACTTTTGAATTAACTGCCATAATGTCCTCTTAATAGTCTATACTACTATTTATAAGAGTTTAATGAACGGTTTCTGATTCATGCATATTTTTTACGAGTTGGTCAATAACACCACCCCAGTACTTTTTACACCAATCGGATGTGCCACGTTGTTGTGCAACCATGGCAGCTGCGATTAATCGATGATAATCATACATTGACGATTCTCCCCTTTCCTACCCATTCGATTTCCTCGAACTTCTCTTCATAGGTTTTACCATCAACAGTAAACCCAACTTCGTGCAGTTGTTTCAAAACAAACTTCACTGCCTCTTTTGCGGTATCAAAAGAATACCACTTCAAACACTCACGACCTTGATTGGCCAATCGTACTTCATATACCTTTTTCATATTATGCTCCTATCACATTTAAAAATTCACTTTGGTTTTGACAAACAGTACCATCAACAAGATGAAACTGTTTACGGAATGTTCCGTTCTCGAAGAACGAATTCGCACCATCGAAGTCCCTATCTTTCATTATATAGGTCTCAACGGTCTTTGCGATTTCCTTTCTCATGTAACCATACTCACCGTTCTCCAAGGCCTTGGTTGCACGGAACTGTTCACCCTCTTGGGTGATATAGGTGATTGATTCCCACGGTTGTTTGTGGTCAGACTCAACAAAGTCTGCATCATCAATCAGGTCGGAACCCAAGATGTACTCTTGGAATGACGGGTTGTTCTCCGTGATTAAATCGAAGATTGTATCGTAGTAACCTTCGGACTGTGCGTCCTCAATAGATACACCCTCGACCACGTAGGTGTTACCACCTTTGGCCTTCCAGTATGCCTCATCAACCCCATGAGAATAGTTCTCATCATGAGCGGCATAGTTTTCAAGGATTTGGGTTTGGATTACAATCTTCATAATTTATTTCCTTTTCTCATTATCAATACAAGTATTATACTATATTTAACTAGTTTTGGCAACAAGTTTTTTAAACTTTCTTCGTGCCTTTGACCACTGTTTCATGGGCTTCTTAAACATGATTTCTTCAGTAGTGCCTACCTTAATATAACCAGCAAGTTGTCCCGCTTGGTTCACAATGTATGTGTGATTGGGGACATTGTGTTCTCCCCAATCAGTAATCTCTTGTAAATATTCCATTAACACTTACCTCTATAACCAAGGGCTTTCATTGCAGGAGCGGGATGAATCTCTTCAGACAATGCAAGGTACTGTTCAACAGTAACATTCTTCACAAGGAAGTTAACCCATGCCTTCCAAGGTTTGTAACCATACTTGAACCTTGCGATGAACTCTGGTTTTGGTAGACCAACCCAAGATGGATGACAGTTTGGTCTTGCGACCTCCATGTTCACACTCTTAGTATGTTTACCCCTATACATGAGATACATACCGTCCCAAGTGAAGTCTTCTTTAGTAAATGGTGTCATATTTCTTTCCTTTCTTTAGTTTATGTACTTATTATAACAACAACAGCAACCTTTGGCAACACTTTTTTTTAATTAAATTAACCCTTGACATTATTTGCTATATACTGTATAGTGGTACACATAACTGAGAGATATACATGATTCTATCGAAAACAGATGCAGAATATGCTGCAAACGTCTTTACGGAGTTCTTTGCGAACTTTGACCGTATCGATGACTATATGCGACAGATTAAATTGGAACGGATGGACTCTATGCCGTTCACTCTGCCTGGCATGGGCCCAGAGGAAGACCTGTTCAACAACTTCGATATGCACCCCCAAGATATGGAGTTCACTATCGCAGAGGCAAAACGTGACCAATTCATGTCCTATATGGATATCACCACATCCGCACCTGTAGAAGCGTCAATTCCTGGCAAGATGATGAACTGGGTAGTACGTGAGAAGAACACGGGTATGGTCATTGGTATGATT